CAAACTCATGCAGCACCCGGATATTAAGGCTAAGCTCATGGAAACAGGAACTCGTCCAATTGGTGAGGCAAATGCTCGTGATAAGTACTGGGGAATCGGAACAGGTGTAGATACTGCAAAGGCCAAAGACTCTACAAAGTGGCCTGGAAAGAACGTGCTTGGTAAGATGCTCATGGACTTGCGTACCGAACTTAAAGAATGAATCTAGAACACTACGCAATGAAGTATCCAAATGTCATATTCTTCAGACATGAAGAGTATTCGGATATTGATAAACTGAAAGATGAAGACCTTGAATGCACATTGACATTCACTTCCGATAAGAACTTTCTAAATAATCTTTTTGATTGTAATTTCCATATTCTTGTTACGTATGGAAACAAAACTGACTCTGAATATGCCACAGAGGTCAACGAGATTGTTCCACCTCGTATGAGAATGAGATGGATTCACTTTGAGAAGATTGATATTCCTGCATTCAACAGTGGGATCAATTTTTGCTATATTCATAACGTCTTGAAGCCACATTCCGAGACAAGGCCTGCCTTTTCAGTCGCAACAACATGCTACAATTCATATGACAAGATCCATCGGTGCTATAACAGTATCAAGGCACAGACACTAAAGGATTGGGAGTGGGTTGTACTTGATGACTCGCCGGATGACAGTCATTTTCAGTTCATGAGGAAGGTTGTTAACGGTGATAAGCGGATTAGGTTGTATAGAAGATCTGAGAACAGCGGGAATATTGGCAACGTCAAGAACGAAGTTGTTTCACTCTGCCGCGGATCATATGTCCTAGAGATGGATCACGATGATGAAATTGTACCCGATTGCCTTGCAACTGCAGCCAAGGTATTTGAAGATCCTGAAGTCGGATTTGTATACATGGACTTTGCAAATATCTACGAGAACGGAAATCTACACTGGTATGGGGACTTTTTTGGTCTTGGATATTCCGGATACTATCGCCAAAAATACAATGGCACGTGGATCAATGTTGTATCAACTCCAAACATCAACAATATCACTCTCAGTCACATTGTAAGTGTCCCCAATCATCCTCGTATTTGGAGGAGAAGTACATTAAATGAAATAGGTAATTATTCAGAATTCTTACCCATTTGCGATGATCTTGAACTGCTTCTGCGAACTGCTGTTAAGACAAAAATGGTCCGTGTTCCCAAAGTGGCATACATTCAATACATGAACGATAATAATAATAACTTCTCTATCATTCGAAATTCCGAGATCAATCGTCTAACACCCTATTACATTGTTCCTCAGGCATACGAGGATTATAAGATTCAAGAGCGAATGAAGGAATTGAATGCTCATGAGGATGAAGAGTACATGTTCAACCGGTCACAGATTTGGAAGCGTAAGGACTATACGCCAAAGTATTGCAATAAGCTTGTCAACTTGGACTATGACAAACAGTATTGTATCATGGGAGCCAGGGCATTGTGGGATCATAAGGAGACTATTCGTAGCCTCAGTATGAACCATCGGAATGACTTTATTGTATTGGATAACACTGGAACAACGAACCAGTTATGCTCATTGCTTGATGGTCTTGGGTTTAGTCAGTTCAAATGCTATGTCATGACCGACTGCTCAGACGACGACCTTCTGAGATACTTTAGGTTTATGTATGCTAGTACCGAGTTTGAAATCATTTATTCTGCCGATAGTAATCCTCGTACGACATTGTCGGTGCAGGAGGAGGTCCTGCAGCAGGGACAAACTTCTGATATAGCTTCTGTCCAATAACCGTAGATGCCTGCTCGGGTGTAATCTCACCCCTCTCAATCTTACGCTTCAAGGCCAGCATCTCAAAAAGAGTTGAGTCAACACGGTCTTCTGCATGCATCTGAAAAAGGGAGGGGTAATTGAAATACAACATCTGATTTTCTTCCTGAAGCTTGGCTTCGTACTCATGCTTGTTTGGCTTGAGATGAGCCCACTTCTCCTTGCTCTTGTCCATTGTCCTCAGAACAGCCTGAATCTGTGTCGCTGTAAGATCTTGTTCATTGATTCCGCGCTCTCCCGCTGCGACTTCTGCAGGTGTAAGTTCACGAACAATATTTGGCATATTATATTCAACAGGTATTCACTTAAACGACCAGTGGACGCAGCTGAGTAACAAGCAGTCCACATTCATCATGGGTTGTCATACCGGTCAGAATGATCTGACCAGTACGAAAGACCTTCGCAATCCACTTGGTTTCGGGAAAGTAAATCTTAACAGCTGGATAGACTGCTGGTTCATAGACAGTGTGAACTCCGGATGCACGTAGTCTTGCATAGAGAGCATCCCTAGATAGATTTGAAATATCAACCAACTTTGTCTTGTAGTTCATGAGAACAACTCTGCGGTCATTCATCTCCCAGTCACCTGAAACTACAGCAGTTGGACAGTGTGTGACAATCTGATTCCGAATACGAGTTGTAACATCCCGATCATACTTCTCGTCGAGAACACCTGTGATGTGAAAGACACCATTCTGAAAGATCTTGACGGTGATCTCCTTGCGTGGAAGAGTCCCATCGCCGTCTGACATTACAACCAGTGTGATTGAGTTGTGTCCAAATCCAGTTGTCCTCTTTGGAGGCGTTGTCTTGGTTCGTCGCTTGATTAGGTCTCGCTTTGAAGAACCACGCTTGAGAACACCCTGCTTTTCAATCTTGATGAAGGTATCGTCAAGTGGAAGAGTGTTGACAAGAATATTGGTGTCAAGGCGAACACCCGTCATGTAGAGAACAACCATAGTAGTAAGAATAGGAGCGTCCATTGTACGGTCAGTCTACATACACGTAATCGATCTCGTTTTTACAGGCATACGAAAATGACAATGGAAATGTTGAAACTGCACTACATGAAAAAACACGAATCACCTTTCGCAGAATGACCTCTTCTTGATTGGTCAACATCCACCCATCAAGATAGCCTAACCAAATCGTCCCACCTTTTTGATGGTCGTAGATGGACGACAAAGAGCTAACTAGCTCATCAAGAGGCAGACCTGATAAATCAAAACAATCCGCTGGTTTTGGGATTGGTTTGGTATATATAGTCAGCATTCTTATTTGTAGAAGAGTTTGTTTAAGCAAAGTTGACGTTAGGTTCAATTGTGTGTTTGATATTATTGACACTCTTCAGAGCCGCCGCCTGAGCTGAAGTCAGCCTGCAGTTACAACCATCTGAAAAGAGAACCTTCTTGCAGTTCGGGCAGCAGTTAGCAGAATAACCGCGCGCATACGCAACACGCTGACGCTGGATCGCCCCAGCACCCGCATCGTCGGCTGCCAGCTTGTCGTTGAACTCGGGTAACGCTGTAGTGCTGAGACACATGTTTGTAATCTTAGCCGCTTTGACGTTAGCAGGTTTCAGAGACTGTGCAACAGCCTGGCCCGCAGCATACTCGGTATACATCGGAGCATCCTGAACCATGTGACCACCACCATGCAGAAAGCCCGTTTCAGTGCGAGTAGATGGTGCATTCAAGACACGCGCACAAGCAGTTTTTGCAACTGCGGTCTCAAGATTTCCAGCTGCAGCAACCCTCTTTACCACCTCGGTATAGTGGCTAGCTGTGTACTTGGGACGAGTATCCACATAGGTTGTCAACTTTTGTTTGTAACGTCCAAGGTATTCGCTGTAAGACATTTACTCTTACCTAAAAAGAAAAATGGAGGGGATGTCCTTGCGGATTCGTATACCCGATGTTTTTAACTGTGCAGGTACTACCTGTACAGAAATTGTTAAATATCATAACGCTTTGTGTGAAGAGTGCCTAGACACCTGGGTGCGTGAGAAAGTGGCGGCGACAGCACTCCCGCCTAAGCCCAAGTTCGTTCATCGCGCGACCCTCAGCGGTAATAGTAGTGGTCTTGGTAAGATACACAAGCTCGGAATTCTCGGGACGTCCATCCTGTTTACGATATGTTGCTACCAACTTTAGAAACGTCTCCCACTTACCTGCGATTGGGAGATTACACGTGTAACAGCGAATGGGAATTGGGAAATCCATGCCGTCTTCTTATTTGAAGATCCGGTTTCCATTTTTCTTGTCTGCCCGAAGAACAATGAAAGTATCGATCCGTAACTGGACTCTTGCCGTCCTAGCCCTTCTCGTTCTTGTTGGATTTGCCTATTTGATTGCACCCGTGTCACCTCTTGCGGCCAAGATTGCAAATGATGTGGCGAAGGTCAACTCTCGGTTTACTCCTGAGGAGAGCATTGACGTTGCCATGGCAATGAAGATGGTCACACATGAGCCGCCTCAGATGCTCAATCCGCCATCACCTCCTCAGGGTCTTTTACTGTATCCGCCATCGGATGCCGATCTTGAGCGCCTCAGCGGCCCGTAGATCCGAAACCGCCCTCACCACGATTATCAGGAGGAGCAGGAAGATCCTCGGGCTTGTCAACGATAATGATATTCTTCCATGGCATCCAGTTGTGCTGAACAATCTGAAAGAGACGAGTTCCCTGCTCGAGTTTGTAGTTTGCGATTCCATTTGGAACAATGTCAGTCACTGCGACAACACCGCCCCGGTATCCCATATCAATTAGTCCAATGCTATTCGCCAACCGAAAGGGAGTCTTGACAATGGAGGAACGGGGAATCAGCATACACGGAGCCGGTGCACCATCCTCGGTCAATGCTGCACACCTGATACCGAGGCTGATCACATTGAAAGAGCTCGGTTTCGTACAATCAAAAATTTGGTCATCCATGACCATGATATCACATCCCGAATCAGTCTGACGGCGCTTGGAGATGTTGTCCTTCATCATCTGACGAAGCTTATCACCATACTCAATGCAGAGGTAGAGGCTCATTTTCTATATGAAGTGTACTGCCTTAAAATCACCACATTACCTCAAGTTCCTGGGCACTCCAAAACTCTGAGGTATTGTCAGGAAGACCACGGCGAATGACATACGGCAGTTTCCGCTGCTCAATTTCACGTTTCGCTACATTCCAAATGAACATTGGGTCTGATGTATTCAGACCCTTCAGCTCAACTAGAGGTTTGGCACCTTCTGCAATCTGTTGGGCACGAGCGGCCACAAGTGTAGTGTATTCATACTTTGTGAAATAGGGCTGAGTGATCCGCTCCTCCTTGATACGATCGATAACCTCTCCGCGAAACACAGGCTTAACTTCAGGGTGGAGATCAGACATGCTTATTCTTGGCTTGGTTTTTTTTGGTTCCGTTTTAACAATGCCAGTGCTGAGAACATCTGCGTCAGATTTTACTGCGTGGAGCCGAGCAAATGCCGTTCTGCCTGCCAATGGTAAGGCAGCTAAGTCAACTGATACTACGGTAGACCGGAAAGCAGCTTCTGTTGTAGCCATCGGTTCCATGTCTGCGATAGGGGCATCGCCATCGAGTGCAATCGCTAAGAGGTGGAGGATTATACCTGCTGTAATTGCGCCTATACAGACTCTTACCAACGCAGGTTATTGGGACGCATACATTGCCAAATACAACTCGGCTGGTGTTGTACAGTGGTTTGCGCGACAGGGTGGAGGAGGTAGTAGTGAGCTGGCGACTTCTGTTACTGTTGATTCGTCGGGTAATATCATTGTGGCGGGTATATATGCTTCAAGTCCAATGACCATATATAATGCTAACGGATCAGCCTTCGCTACAACTCTTGCCAATTCAGGTGCTAATGACGCATACATTGCCAAATACAACTCGGCTGGTGATGTACAGTGGGTTGCGAAACAGGGTGGATCAACTGGTACGGATGAACGGGCGAATGCTGTTACTGTTGATTCATCAGGTAATATCATTGTAGCGGGTTACTATGGTGCAAATCCATTGACCATATATAATAAGGACGGTACGGCCTTCGCTACAACTCTTGCCAATTCAGGTTCTAATGACGCATACATTGCCAAATACAACTCAGACGGTTTTGTACAGTGGGTTGCGAAACAGAGTGGAGGAGGGAATGACCAGGCGCTTGCTGTTACTGTTGATTCGTCGGGTAATATCATTGTGGCGGGTTACTTTAATTCAACTCCATTTACCATATATAATAAGGACGGTACGGCCTTCGCTACAACTCTTACCAACATAGCTAACGACGCATACATTGCCAAATACAATTCAGCCGGTGATGTACAGTGGGTTGCGAAACAGGGTGGATCAACTGATAATGACCGGGCGTATGCTGTTAGTGTTGATTCAACGGGTAATATCATTGTGGCGGGTTACTTTGCTTCAACTACATTGACCATATATAATAAGGACGGTACGGCCTTCGCTACAACTCTTGCCAATTCAGGTTCTAATGACGCATACATTGCCAAATACAACTCAGACGGTTTTGTACAGTGGGTTGCGAAACAGGGTGGAGAATCTTCGGATGACCAGGCGTATGCTGTTAATGTTGATTCATCGGGTAATATCATTGTAGCGGGTTACTTTGCTTCAACTACATTGACCATATATAATAGCGATGGAACCAATAAGGTTCCTGATACACCTTCCTCACTTGTGTACTACAGGTAACTTAATTTCTACCTGCTAGATAATGCCAACGCTCTCGGCTTCTGATTACACGAACTTTGTGAAGCTCCAGGCTGCGTCCCTCGCCTATCAAAATGGAAAAATCCCTGTCCCAATTCAGCGGGTTTCCCAGCCTGTTCCGACACAGTCTATTCTGAACGCCCAGCTCCTTGCAAGCCAGGCTGCCGTGATGGTCACGCCAGGAAAGGCAGCTGTTCGCGCAGTCAACGGTGTCATGCAGAGTATTCGCCCTTTTGTTGGTCGTGGATACGTCAATAACCCGAAGAAGTTGTCAACCGTTCACAACTCTACAAGTACAACACTGTCTTCAAGTGCATTTGGTCAGGTTGGCGGTCTTCCTCAGACAGGACCCAAGGGAAGTGGCGCATATGCTCCTGTGACCCAGCTGGCTCGAGTGGATACCAAAGCAACAGGCAAGTACAAGGCTCCTGCAACTCGTACCTTTACTTAAGGACCCCTAGCCAGCTGCTTCCACGTAGCATCACATACAGCACACTGATACATCCAAGCAACATTACGCGCATCAAGCTTGATGCCGACAATGTTTGATTCCTTTCCCTTAGTGGGACATGTCACATTCGCACACTTCATTGTGGTAAACCTAGGAAGAGTAGGCTCGTGCTTGATGAACGGGTTGATTGAGTACTGAATTGAGGTATCTTGCTGAAGATCGTGCTCGTAGACGACAGGATTCTCCTTAGTAATTTCCTCCTCGCCATCGCAGCCAGGTGACCTACATTTGCGGTAGGCATGACCCTCCCGCTCCTCAATAGTATACATCATATTGTCACACTTTACGCAGAACTTCATTGTGCTCTTATTCTAGAATGGTCTAAATCTTTCCGTTTTTTTATGCGTTAAAAACGGAACCATCGCCGTAAAGTTGTCTTGCCCTAGTATCACAGGATGTCAGAGTCTCTGCAGTTTCTTAATGGAGATCCTGACGCAACAGGTAAGAGACGTGATGGCTATAGAGTTGAAGGATCGGGGAGGCCATTTAGCGTTCAAAAGTTTGGGGACTTCAAGGAGATGTGGTTTGTTCCGGATCAGGATATGGAGGACTTTTACACAGCTTGTTGCAATGACTTAAATAACAATATTGCCCTCTACTTTACAGAAAAGGGTACGCCGGTAGGTCAGCTTCGTATTGACCTCGATATCAAGTTTGACGGAATGGTAAACAGACATCGCCACACGGATGACCAGGTTCTGAAGTTCCTGTCTGCCTACATGGATGAGGCAAAGAACTGGGTTGAGATTAAGGATGAGACTGAAATTTATGTTCTAGAGAAGGACCGCCCCACGTGGGATCCTACGAAGAAACTCTCTGCTTCCGGTATCCATGTTCAGATTCCTGGAATCAAGAGCCGTGCTGGGACAGAGCAGGGTATCCGCCGAAAGCTGCTTCCTCGCATGGGAGAGTTCTTTGATGGTCTCGAGTTTCACGGAAACTGGGATGGTGTTTACGACAAGCAGCCGCTGACCCACACGAACTGCTGGATGGTTCTTGGATGCAAGAAGAATGAGGGTCTGCCGTACAAGATTCGCTACATCTTGAAGTGGAATCCTACGGATGGAGAGATGATTCGCACAGACTACCGCCAGGGTGAGTACACTCCAAACATGCTTCGTAAGATGTCACTCCGTTCCGGAGACATTGATGAGACGCCTCTTACGGAATTTGGCAAGGCAAATGTCCATATTCCTCCTGAGCGCGAGGTAGTTCCGATT